ATTGGTCTTCCTAACCCAGCAGATTTTCAATCAGATTGGAGTGAAAATCCACCATCACCTAAAGATTCTTTTAGTGAAGAAAATGATTATTGGGATACAATGATCGCACTCAAGAAGTTGAATTCAGATGATATTGCAAGAGTAGTTAGAAAAATAACTTGGACATCAGGTACAACATATGAAATGTATCGAGATGATTACTCTCGATCAAATTTGTCTCCACAAACTAGTTCAACTAATTTGTATGATACAAATTATTATGTTATGAATCAGAACTTTAGAGTGTA